CTTTTATCCATCTTTATATTAATCTCTTCCTTGGTCTCTCTTATAGCGCAGGCTGCAAAAGATTCTCCCTCCTCCACTTTACCACCTACCCCATTCAAGAAGTCTTCCTGCCATTTAGGCTTTTTCTTCCTAATTAGATAGACCTTCTTTAGGTCCCAGGAGAATACGAATATAAGTGATTTGTCCTTAGTCATCTGTTTGGTTTAATATTTCAATAAGCGCCCTAATTCTCCGTTTACTCTTTAGGCCAGTTTCCTTTGCATATTGTTGTGCCATCTTGGTTTTATCCATAGTGGCTCCAAACTCAGCTTCGGAGTTTTTCTTCATTTTCTTTGGTTTGGGGATCTCGATCCAGAAGTCTTCTGTATCCTCATGTTCCTTACCCTCCTTATAAAACCTAAATTCGGGGTTGTCCAATTTAATAAATTCTACAGAAAAATCATTGTATATCTCCAGATAACCCATATCACATCCCGCATCCGATTTACGCTGTTGGTTCGGGGCTCCAACCATATATACATTCTTTTTGACCTTTGTATGTTTGTGGACATGTCCTGCTAGAACAAGATCAAAAGCCTTAAATAGCGCGAGGGATTCCCGTGGAAAATTCTGGGGAACCAACCCATATCCGCTCGGATCAGGAGCCCCATAAAGTTCTGTATGAAGCAGAAGAATCTTCTTACCATCATTTTGTCCCATAGATTTAATAGCATCCACTAATCCGGTGTTTCTACGCCTGTAAGGTAACCCATATACATGAGTGTCCTCATTAATTAACCACCCCCAATTATCAGCATTAAGAAGCATACCTGGAAATGCCTTAGACATAGCATACCATAACGAGTAATTTATATCACCATCGTGGTTACCTGTTATCCCAACCATCTTAGCTCGGGGATATGATTCTCTTGCAGTATCCATGAAGGTCATAAACTTAACAAGTGTTTTTGTAGTAAGCCCTTTTGGAGTATGGAATAAATCTCCGGGCATTAAGATTGGAACATCGTCCTGATCTGACAAGAACATTAGGTTAGCCAAGACATTGATGGTAACCTGAGTTCTTTGGTCCTGCTCATTGAATTGTTTCCAATCATGGAAATGCAAATCTGAGGCTGCGTATGCTATAAGTTTTTTAACCATTTATCAACTATTTGTATCCGTGTTTCAAAGTCCCACATTCCAAGCTCGAGAATCTTACCTGTAACAGGCATCCCAAACTCATCGTTGTGTAATATCATGTGCATTGTTGAATCCACCATTAACTGATAATAATGGCTCGTGATCCTTTTCCCATCGTTTACCATCATGGTATTATCATTGAACCTGATGAAGATTACCCCATCTATTTTCTCCATACCCTTCCTACAAATATCCATAAGAGGATCTATATCACTGTGACATAGTAGCCCACCAAGGGACATCAATATATAAGCTGCATTATCAATGAAACTCCTGTCACAAATAAATGGTCCTGAATCTTTAACTTGGTCATATCTCCGGTGTAGGATCTCCCACTGGTATTTGAAGGAAAGATGGTAATCAGCGTTACATTTTTCTATGGCATCAGCATGATCATTAAACCCAAATTTGGGCCAGATATACTTGGCTGATGTATCAAGGAATGGGAATGCATATAGCTCGGTCATGTGTTTAGCCAAGGTTGTTTTACCTGTCCCACTGGCTCCACAGATCATAATTTTCTTATTCATTGTTCAATGTTTTAAAGGTTTTCAAAAACTGTGGTTTTAGGAAGGAATTAATTTCATAGGATCCACAGAGTAATCGCAACTTCTCTTCATCCATTCCATATTCAGGACTTGCCCAAGGGATCGCTTCTTGCATCAGAAATTTCCGGTAGAAATATTTTAGGTCAATCAGTTTTTTATTTCTTACCCAGATCTCCCTAAGCTGGTCCTTATTTACCTTTCCGAACTTAGCATCAGACTTTAAAAAATTCTTGACTGATTTGTGTTCGTTTAGGATTTGTAATGCCTTAACTGGTCCAATCCCCGGATAGCCATCAATCTTATCGGACTTATCACCAAGCAGTGACAGATAGTCCACAGTTTGTTCCGGAGAATAGCCCAGTTGTTTCTTTAGATTGAGCCTGGTATACATGAGGCTCTTGCTTGTGTTATAAATAGAAATATCGTCATCGATTAACTGGTTGAAGTCCTTGTCCCCAGATACTATTACTATGTCCCAACCCTGTTGAGCATAGCGCCTGGCAATCATTGCAATTAAATCATCGGCTTCATGTTTCTTCTTCCAGCATACCTGTAGACCCAGTGCTTGGAATAGCTCCATGCCTACATCCTTTTGCTTATAGAAATCACTATGATCAAACCCTAATTTCTTTTCCCGTTGTTTATAAGAAGGAAGGAGGTCCATTCTAAACTCAGACCTCCCCCCATCAAAGACTACAACAACTTCATCCGGACCTAAACGACGTATCAGACTCTCGGCTACATACGGCATGCCATATATTACGGCTGTCCTAACTCCATCAAGGGTTTTTAGGTTCGTGAACTTGTAGTAAGCTCGGTAAGCAAGATGATTGCCATCAAATATAACTAGGCGTTTATTCTTCATCAGGTTCAGCTGGTTTGGTTTTCTTTATAGCTACTGGGTAACGATTAACCCCCGCCTTCTCCAACCTATCAATCTTTCTCTGAGTCCTTGAGATAGTGTTAACCTTAGATTTTCTTAAAAGTTTCCTTCTCAGGTCATCATCATCCTTTAGTACTTCCTCGAGGTTGTCCTTGCCTGTAGCAATTTTCTTATCCCCTAAGTAGAACCCGGCTTTCCCAGCAATCTTCTGTATTGTGTCGGTCCTTAGCAATAGCTGGGACAGGTTGGAGTATCGACTAAATCCTACCTTTCCATACTCAGCATTGAAATAGATCTCAGTAGTAAAGGTGGGTCTAGGAGGTGCCACCTTATTCTTCTTCATCCTTACAGATACCTCGTTGCCTAACCATATCATGTTCTCAGCTTTACCTTCAGTGATCCGCTTCTTCTGAAAGAATGCCATCCTTTGTCCTGCAAAGAATTTCATTGCATCCCCACCAGGAGTAGTGTCAGGGTCCTCAAACATGGTAGCTCCCACTTTTTTACGAAGCTGGTTGATAAAGATAATCGTAATGCCTAGCTCCGCAAACATCTGATTCCTTATTCTCAGGTATTTATAAAGCGCCTTAGCTCGATTACCCATTTCTGCTTTCGCAGTTAGCTGTTCCGAGTCTATGTTATCCTTGCAATCGAGAGCTGCGGTTGAGTCAGTGACAAGGAGGATAGGTTGGTTGTTCTTAAGTCTAGACCTAAATGTTATTGCCATGTCTGCAGCCCAGTCTGATATCTTTTCGATTGATGTTTCAGGGTACAAATATATGTGATCTAAATCTAAACCATTTTGTTGAGCCCAGTGTGGGTCGAAGGCTTGCTCTGCATCATTCCAAAGGACTACGCCACCCAAATACTGAGCAGCGTAGCCAAAGTCCATAGCTACTAGGGATTTCCCCGATGATTCTCCGCCGAATATTTCGCATATCTTACCATACGGAATCCCTCCTCCCATTGTATAGTTAAGATATATATTCCTAGACGGTAGCCATAATGAATCTTCAGGTAGTACAGCAATTTCACTTGCTTTCCCCATACCATGGTACTTTTTGGATAGAGCCAGGTCAGTTAGATTATTCCCAGCCTTTTTTATGACCTTCTTAGCCATTAATCGAGGTCCTTCTTTTTCTTCTTAGCAACCTTCTTCTTTTTCTTAGGAGATTCATCCTCAGTACCAGATAATCCCAAGAACTGATCAATGAATTCCTGAGTCTTTTCGTAGGTAGGCATAACCCTCTTGATCTCTACATCCAGATCATAAGGTTTATCAAACCCCTTGGGAGCCTTAGTATTCTTGCATGGCTTGACCGAGTAGTCTGTGTCCAGTTTACCTGAACCTGTCCGGGTAATCTTAATATCATACCCATCAGCCGGGTCTGTCATATCCCCCCATTCATCATCATCCAGGTATAGTTCCAAGATGTCCTGGTATACCCCTGAAGAGAGAAGGAGAAATTTGGGACTGATATTGTCATCCACTGCCTTACCCTTTTCATCCTTCATAAATGCACAGAGCGCCAGGTATTTTTTCCGTGGGGAAAATTTAGCAGCAATCTCTTTGTCATCATCATCATCGGAGTTCCTTAGCTCCTCGTATGATTCCTGGATTGCACAGGGTTCTCCGAATGTATCAGGAGAGATAACTCCCTTGATGTCAGAGCCAAGGTAGAACTGTGTTACTTCCTTGATGAATTCTTCTTCCTCACCCATGTTCAGGATCCTTACCCGAATCGTGGTGTCTGGCTTCATGAAGAAGATAGCACCTGATTGGGATCTAGCCTTCAGGTCTGCTTGCTTTTTCTTGAGCCTCTCTTTTAACGAATCTTTTGCCATAGTTATCTTTCTTTTCTTATGTTAGCCGATAGTGTTTGAATTAATGATTGTCTCTGTTCAAAGGTTCTCACGCAGACCTCAATGATATCGGCTTCATGTTGGGCTGCGTGATAAGCTATGATTGATTTCTGATATCTGGTTGATGCTGTAGCCTTTTCCTTTGCAAGCTCATTGGCTGTTGGCCTGCCAGTATTATCATCTATCTTTTCCTTGTATTTAATGTAAACCTCTGAGTAGGTCTTCTCCATCTCCCTCTTCATATCCTGTGCCTGCCTGATCAATCGCTTGTGAAGCATGCTCAAGAATCCATACACTGATGGTTGTTCCTGTATCTCAGAGTTAATTTTATTCTCATCCACTACAGTCTCAGAGTATAGGTTGAATGATATCTTCTCACCTCCGTAGGCGATCTTGACATTCATCAGCTCTGATTGGAATGCATGTTTTATTAACTGTCCTTTCTTCATCGGTTCATATTTAATATATAATAGTATCTTAGGCAACCATTGCTAAGTAGTTTTCTTGTGGATCATACCCCTTTAAGTCTCCCCAATTCTTACCTACTTCGAAGTCCACCTTCATTTCAATTCCCTTGACCTCGAAGTTAAACCAGAGCTTAGTTTCTGGATTCCTGCAGATCTGATATAGCTTGGGGATCGCTACCGCTAAGTCCGCAGCATCGATATAAAATATTAGGGAGTCATGAACTGTTCCGACTTGCTCAAGCGATCGGGGTAGTAAACCGTTATGAATATGTTCTCGTATGAGTACTGAACTAAATAAGGTGAAGTCTGATGCTGCCCCTTGTATGGGTGCGTTGACTGCTTGTCTGAGGGCTTCGTTTTTCTTTCCCCAGTTGTCTGAATCAACGTTTGGAAGTCTTCGTTTCCTCCCGAACAGATTAGTGACATATCCATGTTTCTTCGCAAGCTTTTGCTGTCTTGCAATGTGTCTCGTAATAGCTGGGAATTGGTCATTAAATCTATCGAGAAATTCTTGTGCCTCATCAAGTGTGACCCGATGATCATCAGTGGATAGACTAGCTGAGAGCTTCTTAGCTGTTTGTCCGTAAACAATACCAAAATTAATAGTTTTGGCCTGCTTCCTCCGTATCTTCCACTTCTCAAATTGTGGGTCTGATTCATTCTTATATATTTTTATGATGGCTTCATAATCCTCATCGTATTTCAAGCAGGCTGATGCGAGGTGGACATCCTTGCCTGTTCTGAACCATTCAATCATGGTATGTTCCTTAGCTGCTGCTGCTAATACCCGGAGCTCAGCTTGAGAGTAGTCCAGTTGCATCATTAATTTCCCTGGCGGAGCAATAAACATTTTCTTGATATCACTTGAGGTGGTATCTCTAGGAATATTTTGGAGATTCGGGTTCCTTGATGAGAGTCTTCCTGTAACCGTACCATGCAATAAAAACGATCCGTGTATTTTATCATTGGAATTAAGTCTTTCCCACATACCAACCACGTAGGTAGAGTTGAGTTTTGTTAACCCCCTTAGCTCGAGGAGGTTTTTAATAAATCCGGATTCATCCAGGAATTCCAGCTCCAGTAGTACATCCTCAGCAGTTGAAGGTCTATCTGTCTCCCGCTTAGTATTCTTATCCTCTGTATACTTAACCACATCGAATTGGAAACCAGCAGTGGATTCGAAGAGCAGGTCTATCATCTGAAGAGGACTACCGAAGTTGGTTGGTGCAACCATCTCCCGTTCCTTCTTGGTTGTCCAGTCCCCTGCAATGTATCTAGAGACTTTCTCCTCCCTAGTTTTAATCATCCTATCACTACCATCGTTATCCTTCAGTAATTGTATCTCCTCCTTAACCTCCTTGATCATTTTCCTTTTGATCTCCTTGGTTCTGGCTTTCTCATACTTTAGGATAAGTTTGTTGTTCCGTAATCGATCCTCGCAGTCGGCTATTTTTATTTCGTAGTCGTCCTTTAAATTATATAGATAGTCACGGTCAACATCCATGCCACGATAAGAAGCCTCTCTTAATACTCGAGAGGCCATCATCATCATGTTCCTGAAGAAGGGGTAGAACCCATTGTCTATTAACCTCCTCTCAAAGAATATCCATAACCTGAGGGTGAGGTCTGCATCGAGAGCACAGTACTCCGATAGCTCGGCCAATGGTACGTTAGACCAGAACTCAATGATCCTTTCCTGTGGTGCCTTACTACTTGGGGTACCCGGTAAACTATACCCAGCAAACTCAGGTAAAAATCTGACAACCATTTCCTTTAACCCGTGAGGTCTTTCCTCATCGAGCATGTACTTGGCAAGCATCGTATCAAATACTCTACCTGCCATAGTAATACCATACTTGGCCCACCAATTCATTTCATACTGTATGTTCTGTCCGATCTTGGTCACCCCCGGATTTGCAATGACCTCACGTCCAAAGAACTTCAGTACCTCCTCCCAATCCGAAATGAACGGTGATTCCTTATGAGCCAGGGGGATAATCCAGGCACCTCCAGGCTGAAAAGAAACGCCAAGTATGGTTGGGTATGAGCCTGGGTACATGGCATTAGTTCCCCAGGTCTCAAAGTCAGAAGAAGCATAGCCAGTTTGTTTGCAGTAGCGTACAAGCTGGCGTAGTTCCTTCCAGTTAGTTACCAGTTTATATTTATACCCGTTGGATATCATTTATACATTGTTTCAATTGGGACCAGTCCTTTTTGTATGCATGGAGTGATCCTATGTTATGGAATAGGTATCCTGCTGGCATCTTGATCTCCTGAGCTACGTATTCCATTAGTTTAAAGGCAAGGAATACATCGTTGCCGAAGTGTGTGACTACATCAGCAGATCTTTGGTTATATATTATGTTTACCATGCCATCCCTGACCAGAATCTGATAATAGATAGAGCATGGTATCCGCCTTACCCCTCCCAAATTTTGTGGGTCTATCTGTGCATCCCAAACGTTGATGATAGCCTGTCTGGAGTCTGGGTTGCGGAGGAGTTCGTTGATGGCACACTTGAGTGAGTGTTGCATCCTATCATGGTATGCATAATCAAACATCCCATCATCGTTAAGAAATTCCTCCCAGAGTTCTGCTCTGATTTGCCAGGCAGTACCAGGATTAACATACAGGGGGTTGATCCTCTCCATGAATTCTTCCTGTGCCCAGTGCCTTGATCTTGCATCAGCAAAGAATAGGTAGTCCAGCTTATTAAGACTGGTCAGAGAGTAAGAATAGTTTGTGATTTCTTTCGTGGTAAAATCATCGTTACCAGTTACGTCCTTGTTCTGCATGGAATTAGGATGGACGATGTGTCCCATCTCCCAGACCTCCCTCATGATTTCAGACATGAGCTCATAGGCATTAGCATAAATCCTCATCAGTCTATTTCTATTATGGTCCCCATGATATCGAGCTGATTCATTACTTTGAATTCATGCTCACCATGGTTTACCAGGTTTAACTTAATATCTAATCCAGCAAACTCACTGTACATGACCAGTTGACCTGGGTGGTACAGCATATTATAATCTACTGATCCGGTACCAGTTCTAACTACTGTGCCAAACTCTGGCATTTTGTCCTGGGTACCTGCGGGGAGAATGATTCCCGAGTTTGTTCTGGTCTCCTTCTCCTTCTGAGGAAGGACCATCACTCTCTGTTCTGCGGGTTTGTAATCTACTTTCTTCATATTATATATTTAATTAATAATAGTACTCCGATGTTAAAGTAATAAGTTCTTGGCCTTAAGCTCTGGGTTTGGTAACTTGTGCAACCTCTTTGCCGCTCGAAGGTGAACTTTGTAATTGATTTTCAACCCCTCGGGTTTACTAAACTTATGGTAGATATCATGTATCCGTTTCTCCATGGAACTATGCTCAGGATCAATGAGGGTGAAGAGGTCTTTGTAGTTGTGGTACATTACAAAGTTCTCCGCTGCCAGATACATGTTGCCAGTGTATAGCTTGATGCTTGCACTAACATCGTCCCCATATATGTATTCGGTTATTCTTTGCACCAGTAGGAAGTCCATGAGTAATCTCTTTGTTACTTCTGAGGACCTAATGTTCATGATAACTACTGGGTTGTCCTGAGTATGCCGCCGTTGAAATGTCAAAGAGATTAAGCAACCGTGACCTGAGCCATGATGGTTGGAGAACTTGAAGGTGTGGTTATAATTCTGGGTTTTCTTGTGCTCCCGTTCAAGGACATCAGACTTGACGAGGTCAACCATATTCATATCCACGTAGTTGGATTTAAGAATAGACCACTTCTGCTTTTTGTACCCAAAAATAAACCCGAAGTCAAACTCCGGGTCTACCCACATTTTATTGATCTCCATGAAATGGTCATACGATATAACCTGTGAGCCACTTCGTACTCCACCTTTGCTTTTAACCTTGGCTTCATTGGTTGCTAGGAACTCATTGATCCATTCCCAAGCCTCTTGGCTGGTGGCATGCTTGGATTTAATCATTAGTATTTAGATTTAATCCTGAACTGGTTGACTTGATTTTTCTTATAATAAATTACGTAGAGGGATTCTTTTGTGAACCCAGCGAAGTAAAGGAATTTGAAGAGAGCCAGTGTTCCCTCCCGCATGGAATCCTCATACTGATTCATATCAGTCATCATCCCAGTTTGCTTCCAGGGTTTATTCTTCAGGGTATTCCTGGCAATCTGCAGGTGATAGGTAATATCCCAGAGATACTGTTTCATCTGAGCCATCCTCCCTTTACCTAATTGCCTACCCCCACGGAGGAATTCATCCTCGAGCATGTGGTCTTTGATTACCCACCTACACCTTAAATCTTTAGGATGTACCTCCTGTTGAACCAGTGCTGCCCCAATTTGAAACCAGGTATGGAGGGGGTCATGGCCCCTGATAAAATCTGGTTCTACATAATGCTCCAGCCATAATCCGATGTGATTCATTTCATAACCAGAGTAGACCATGAGTTCCAACCAGAAATGAAGAGCATCTGATATCTCTTCATTAAAATTCTGCAGGTGTGGAATCATTTGCTCCTCGTCGATTCCCTTGTGAAACATATCCATCATGATTAGATATGATTCGAATCCCTCTCCGAGTTCTTCGATGATTCTACCTGAGAAATCCTTGGCTAATACCTGGGCTGCCTTGGTGTTCAGGTCAATGGGATAGGCAGGTAAACTTTCTATCCCGATGTACTGGTTGAGCAGTACCTTCTGGAGTGCGAAGATGTCCGCGAATGCGGATACACCTGGGTACTCTACTACTTCCTTGATGTCTCTGATGTCCATAATAATTAAATTTGATCGTATAACTGTTTAATAATTGATTTCGGTACGTTTAATTCCTGGGATACCTTGATGATAGTCTTCATCCTCTTCAACCCCTTGTCCCTGTACTTGGCAATGAGTTCCTTAGCATCCACCCGCTTAGTTGCCAGCTCTTGGTCAGCCTCCTCTATGTCCTTGAACCGTTGTTTACTTTCGATGTCTAACCTTTCTTTGTGCAAACCTTGAGCCTTTACTATAGCACAGAATTCTGAGTCCCCGCAGGACTTACATTCTGATGCAAGTAGATCATGTAATTTACCAAAGCATGGGTCATCATCAGATCCCAAAGATAATACATCTATCGGTTTCAATAGATCAACGTCCTTGGACTTGATTTCCTTTCTCGGTTTTCTTTTATTCCCCATTATATATATTTATATATATATATAGTACTTCACTTTTTCCAGAGTTCTATGACTTTGAACCCCTGAGACCTGTAGTACTTATATCTGTGTAAACTATGCTTCCTTAGGTAGTACCCCTCGTCCCAGAAATCCTCGTAATAAACCTTGGACTTAGATTCATGCGTTCTGATAGCTCTACCTATTAATTGCAGTGCATTAATCTGAGAGTCCCCCGATGCAGCATTCTGCATGTACCTAATCAGTGGCATGTTCTGGCCAAGCTTTATTATTAAGGACGAGATAAGTATGTCAATATCCCCCCTCTTAAACTTGTCAATAATTTCCTTGCGGTTCTTGACTTTGTGATGTATGAAGGCAATCCTGTAACGATCACCGAACCTGGCGGTATAGACTCGATAGAGTCTCTCGACATGTTCATGGTATCTGCCAACGACCAGGATAGGGTGGCATCCTCGTTTGAGATAGAATTCCGTACGTCTGATACTAATCTTTTCTCTTTCTCGATTACTCGTAATAGCTTGTCTGTACTCTTCTGCATAATCTCCCTTTATATTTATTCCTGTACTACCCTTTATCATCTTGATCACAATGGGAGTGGAGAATCCCATTTCCATTAGCTCGGTGTTCTTGATGGTAAAAGTTACCTCTCCAAAGAATGATCTTACATCCATGTTTTTGGTTGGGTCCTTATGAGCTAAAGGAGTACCCGATAACCCAACCCTTATGCTGGTATTATATAACATGGACATGACATGTTTGTTTGTCTTGCTTGTGATGAGATGGCACTCATCAAAGATCACCATGTTATATGAAGCCAGCTTTCTAGAGAATTCCTTTAACCTATTCCTAAGAGTAGGGGTCAT